TCTCCTTTACCAGGGGTTGAAGCACCAGCTGGAGGCGCAGTAGGCGCAGCACCTGGAGCAGCAGCTATACCTGGTGGTGGACCAACGCCGGTCTAATAAATATAACGGAGACTTAGCATGATACTGCTTGAACTATTTCAAAAAACTCCTAGTGAGTTCCAAGATCTTTCACAAGATGGAAGCCAACTCAAGTTCACTGATGCTAGGAAAACTAGGCTAACACTTTCTCACATCAACAGACTTAGAAAAATGAACGATATGCGAGCTTTAGAACATGCAAAAGAAATGCAATTAGTAAAACAAATGTATGGTGCACCTCCGGTTGAAGGCGGACTATAAAACACATTGTTAACTTTCTTATCGCTGGAATAACTATACCAGCAGGCAGTATTGACCAAAATCTGCCTATTTAATACCCTTATCTCCTTTGTCTATTAAATATTCTTAGATCCCACGGGATATTAGGAGATATAACAATATGACTAAGTCAAAATTTGAATCACTCATTGAGCACATCCTCAATGACGATGAAGACAAGGCCCGCGAACTGTTCCACGATATTGTCGTTGAGAAGAGCCGCGAGATTTATGATACCCTCGTTTCAGAAGATGAAGAGGTCGAAGAAAATTTCGTCAGCGAAATCGGTGACGAGTCCGATGATATGCAGTCTGACATCGAAGCTGATCACGCCGGAATGGGCGCTGATGACAGCGATATGGACGATGATGACAACGGCATGGACGATGATGACAACGGCATGGACGACCAAGAAGCTGGTGAAGAAGAGATCGAGGACCGTGTCGTTGATCTAGAAGCTGCACTCGATGATCTAAAAGCTGAATTCGACAGGCTTATGTCTGATGAAGCCAATGAACCAGAGCATGCTGACATGGATAACAACATGGACGGTATGGACAACGAGATGCCAAAAGAAGGCATGGTCCGTGAGTATGTTGAAAAAGTTGCTGCTCCAGCTAAGTCAGAAACAAATGCTAACACCAAGAGCATTGTTGCTGGCAAGAACGACATGGGCGGCAAGGCTAACATGAGCCAAGGTGGCAACAGCGATCCAAACGGCACTTCAGCTCCAAAAGCTATGAAGTCCGGTACACATCCTCACGCCGGTAGCTTTGAAAACGTGCCAGGCGCGAGCGCAGGCAAAGCTTTCTCAAGTGCTAAGAAGCCAGTCACGAGCGAAGTCGGCGGTACAAACACAGCTAGCCCGCTAGCAAAGTAAGGGATCGAGATGAACAAGCCATTCCTCATAGAGACTTTATCTTATGATCAAGCCAAGATGGTCACCGAAAGTGCCAACGATGGCAAGGATCTCTATATGAAAGGCATCTGCATCCAAGGCGGGGTAGAGAACGCAAATCAGCGCCTCTATCCCGTTAATGAGATCTCTAAAGCTGTTAAAACCATCAATGAGCAGATCACTGGGGGTTTCAGCGTACTAGGTGAAGTGGATCATCCAACTAACCTACGCATCAATTTAGATCGTGTGAGCCATATGATCACAGAAATGTGGATGGATGGACCAAACGGTTTCGGAAAACTAAGAGTGCTGCCCACTCCGATGGGCAATCTCGTTCGCACCATGCTAGAGTCTGGCGTAAAGCTAGGCGTGTCTAGTCGCGGTGAAGGCAACGTGCAGGAATCCACCGGACAAGTCAGCGATTTCAACATCGTTACCGTAGACGTAGTTGCACAACCATCAGCTCCTAACGCATATCCAAAAGCCATATATGAAGGCTTGATGAACATGCGTTATGGCCATAACGTGCTTGAGATGGCAGAGGAGCTAAACAAAGACAAGCGCATACAGAAGCATGTGACTGAAGCAGTCAAACGCCTCATCAATGAACTGAAAATATGATTCAGGAGAAAACAATGTTCGAAGCTATCAAACCATTGATCGATAGCGGTATTATTAACGAAGAAGCCAAGACTCAACTTGAAGAGGCTTGGAATTCTAAGTTAGAGGAAGCTCGCGCACAGATCGCAACTGATATGCGTGCAGAGTTTGCTAACCGTTACGAGCACGATAAAAGCGTGATGGTTGAAGCCTTGGATAGGATGGTAACAGAAAGCCTTACTTCAGAGATCACTAAGGTCGCTGAAGAAAAAGCACAGTTGGTCGAAGATCGTGCCCGCTTTGTGTCAGAAATGACCAATAAAGCTAGCAAGTTTGACACATTCATGACAGAGAACCTCACAAGGGAACTGTCTGAGTTTGCCAAGGACCGTGGAGCACAAGCAGCTGGATTAGCTCGCTTGGAAAAGTTCGTCGTGCGTGCCCTCGCCGAAGAGCTAACAGAATTCACGGAGGACAAGAAAGACCTCATTAACACCAAAGTTAAGCTGGTTGCGGAAGCCAAAGACAAGCTCAATGATCTGCGCAGGCAGTTTATTGATCGTGGTTCTAAGTTGGTCGAAACTACAGTTACCAATACTATCAAGGCTGAGCTTGGACAGCTCAAAGAAGACATCAAGGTTGCTCGTGAGAACAACTTTGGTCGCAGATTATTTGAAGCATATAGTGCTGAATTCGCTGCAACCCACTTGAACGAGCATGCTGAAATACGCAGTCTCAAGAACAAGATGGGTGACATCGAAAACAAGCTCGTAGAAGCAACAAAGTCAGCGATTGAAAAGTCTGCTTTGGCTGAATCCAAGGACCAAGAAATAAACAAAATCAAGAACGGTATCGCTCGCGATATCAAACTCAATGAAATGCTGAAGCCACTCGCAGCTGATAAGCGTGCAGTGATGACCAGCTTGCTAGAAAGCGTATCAGTCGACAAGCTAGAAAGTACTTTCCAAAAGTATCTTCCAGCTGTGGTGAACGGCTCAAGCAATAAAGACCGCAAGGTTATCAATGAATCTGTCGTAATGACAGGTGACAGGGCCGCCAAAGCCCAGGATTCAAGTGACGATAAGGGCAACATCGTTGAGATCAGACGTTTGGCAGGATTGAAGTAAAAGGAAAAGAAACAATGTCTCAGAACTTAATTGAGAACCGTTGGGACGAAACCAAAGGCGCCCTGCTCGAGGGCCTCAGCGGAACACGTCGCAGCGCAATGGGCGTAGTGCTCGAAAACACAAAGCGTTACCTGTCAGAAAATGCGACCTCTGGTGCAACTGCTGCTGGTAACGTAGCTACATTAAACCGTGTGATCCTTCCAGTGATCCGTCGTGTCATGCCAACTGTCATCGCCAACGAAATCGTTGGTGTGCAGCCTATGACCGGCCCAGTTGGCCAGATCCACACACTCCGCGTTCGCTATGCAGAAGATTTCACATCTTCAGCATCGCCAAGCAACGGCCCAGGCACCGACACCACAGCTGGTGAAGAAGCCCTCAGCCCGTTCAAGATCGCACAGGGCTATTCCGGCACTGCTTCAGGTGTGACCAACACTGATGGCAAGGCAGGATCAGTGACCTCGATGGAAGGTGTTCCAGGTCGTAAGATTTCTGTGCAGATCCTCAAGCAAGCAGTAGAAGCCAAGACCCGCAAGCTATCAGCTCGTTGGACTTTTGAAGCTGCGCAGGACGCACAGTCCATGCACGGCCTAGACGTTGAAGCAGAAATCATGGCTGCTTTGGCACAAGAAATCACCGCAGAAATCGACCAGGAAATCCTCTACAGCTTGCGTGCTCTTGCAGCAACTGAAGAGACATTCAACCAGGCTGCTGTCTCCGGTACTGCAACATTCGTTGGTGACGAACATGCTGCTCTAGCTGTTCTCGTTAACCGTGTCGCTAACAAGATCGCATCACGCACACGTCGTGGCGCTGGTAACTGGGCGGTTGTTTCACCAGAAGCACTGACCATCCTCCAGAGTGCAACGACTTCAGCGTTTGCTCGTACTACAGAAGGCACGTTCGAAGCACCAACAAACACCAAGTTCGTTGGTACACTCAATGGCGCGATGCGCATCTTCGTTGACTCCTATGCAGCAGACAGCACCGCTGTTCTCGTTGGTTATAAGGGTTCTTCGGAAGCTGACGCTGCTGCGTTCTACTGCCCATACATCCCGTTGATGAGCTCAGGCGTCGTGCTTGATCCGTCGACCTTTGAGCCAGTCGTTGGCTTTATGACACGTTATGGCTACGTGGAATTGACTAACACCGCATCATCGCTCGGCAATGCTGGCGATTATTTAGGCGAAATCTCAATTTCTAACGTTACATTCTCTTAATTGAGAGTTTAACACAACTACAAAAGGGGGAAGAAATTCCCCCTTTCTTATTGAATATATTGTATTTGTTAGTTCCATATGTTATAAATAAAGTATGTTCAATCAAAGCAAATACACTCAAATATATGAATCCATTATAACAAGAGCAAAACAAAGATCTCTTGACTCATATACAGAACGACATCATATAATTCCTCGTAGCCTCAACGGCAGCGATGACACTGATAACTTAGTTAATCTCACAGGCAGAGAACATTTCATCTGCCATTGGTTGCTGACTAAGATGGTTGATTCAACTCATGACAAGTGGAAGATGATGAACGCACTTGGTTACATGATGTGGGCAGAAAATCAAAATCAAGAAAGATATAAAGTTAACGCCAGACTATATGAACAGCTCAAAACTAAACACAGCGAGATGAAGTCATGGGCAGTAGCTGGCGAGAGAAATGGCTTTTATGGTAAGCATCATACTGATGAGACTAAAGAAAGAATAAGACAGGCTAATCTAGGTAATCAGATAACCGAAGAACAGCGTAACAAAATTAGAATTAGTAAGTTAGGTAAAAAAAGAACTGCTGAACAAAAAGAAGCAATTAGTAAAGGAAGAAAAGGCAAGACTGTTGGGGAGAACAACGGTATGTACGGGCGTAAACACTCAGAAGAAACTAGAGCAAAGATAGGTGCAGTAGCCAATGGCAGAAAGCTAGATCCCGCAGTCATAGCTGCTAGGTCAGAAAAGATCAAGGGACAGAAGCGCAGCCCAGAAACGCTGGCCAAGATGCGTGAGGCCTGGGAACGCCGCAGGCAAAAAGCAGATGAATTAGGTGTGGATCCTAACACCTGGCGGTAAATATACCATCAGACCAAAGTGGATTGATTCTCGGTTTAGCCGCCGGGTGGACCTAGAACGTCCCATTAGGAGAAATAAAATGGCAAAATTTAGG